GGATCTACAGAAAAAAAGCTGTTTTTAGATATGCAGAAAAAAGCAAAAGAAGTCTCAGAACATTTGAGAAGGGTCTCTAATGTTAGAAATTGGGGAAAGTCTTTTACTGATTTTAGAGTAAATGATATTGATTCCCCTGCTTCTGATGAGTTTATAGAGGATTTAAATAACTGTTGTTATGATGAGAGCTTTAAGTATATAGAGGATAATCACAAGCTAAATAAAATATTGCTGGACCTTCACGACAAAGTTGAAGCTGTTTTTAATATGGGTTTAAGTTTACATACAGCTCAAATGGAAGCTAAAAAGATATATAATGAAGCAGGGATTGAATATTATATACCGCCTGCATTATTACAGTTACCAAGTAAATAATAATAAACAATTAACCCCTGATTAATTAGTTTTAGTCAGGGGTTTTTTATTGGTCCAGAGTTCGTATCGTAATACAAAGAGACCCTTCCAAAAATCTCGCATATATAAGCGGTCTTAAATTACTTCCGATAATATAAAGTTATCACTACTAATAATGTTTTTTACTGCGATTATTCTATAATTTTGTTTTTATTTTTTGCCATATAGCCAAAGTTTTAGTCGCAGCTACAACATATATATATACCGGATTAGAGGACACCCTTACACACAGCTTCATCTTCATCTTGCCAGACCAACAATAATAAACTAGATATGGTATATGAACTATTTTTCATCAGAAGATATGGATTGCTTATGCTACATTGAAGATAAAACAAACAATGTAGTAATCAAATTCTTTAATATGCCAGATCATGCTTCAGCAGAGTTATTTACAATGTTCGCTATGAATAGACTTGGTTTTGATTATCACCCCATAAATGATAATATGCCAAGTAAAGAGATTCACTAATGTATGGATATTAAGATACCTTATACACCTCGTAAGCATCAAGCCTACATTCACAAACAAATAGATAAACATAGATGGAATGTTCTCGTATGCCATCGTAGGTTTGGAAAGACAGTTGCAGTATTGAATCATTTGATTAGATCAGCTTTGACTTCTAAGAACAAGAACCCTAGGTATGCCTATATATCACCCACCTTCAAACAATCAAAAGCTATTGCTTGGGATTATATAAAACAGTTTACCGCCAAAATACCCCACACCAAATTTAACGAAACAGAACTGAGAGTTGATTTACCAAATGGCTCTCGTATCACCTTGCTAGGCTCAGAAAACTCAGATGGCTTGAGGGGTATCTACCTTGATGGCTGCGTGATTGATGAGTATGCAAATGTAAATGATAAATTATTTCCTGAGATAATCAGACCAGCACTATCCGACAGAAAGGGGTACTGTGTTTTCATTGGTACACCACAAGGTATGCAAAATAACTTTTATGAACTATACCAACACGCACAAGGTGCGGATGATTGGTTTCACTATAAAGCTAAAGCTAGCGATACGAAAATTGTCGACCAAGAGGAACTAGACAAAGCGAAAGAGGTGATGGGAGAAAAGAAGTTCTTACAAGAGTTTGAGTGTGATTGGATCGCAAACATAGAAGGTGCTATCTATGGTGATGAGATTGCAAAGCTAGATAACAAAAGACAAATCAGTAGAGTACCTTACGATCCTAGTCTACCAGTTTCAACAAGTTGGGACTTGGGAGTTTCAGATCATAGTGCAATCATATTCTTTCAACAACTAGGTAGAGCAATCAATATTATCGACTACCATGAGGAAAGAGGTAAAGGACTACCGCATTATATACAGATGATAAAGGAAAAAGACTACATCTACAAAGATCACTTTGCACCACACGACATCGAAGTTACAGATTTTAGTAATGGTAAGACCCGGAGAGAGGTCGCCTATCAATTAGGAATTAGGTTTAAGGTCGTACCAAAAATACCATTAGAAGATGGCATACACGCAACTACCATGATCCTACCTAGATGCTGGATTGATGTAGACCATTGCAAAAACTTAATAGATGCGTTAAGACACTACCATAGGAAGTACATCGACAAAAATAGAATGTTCAGATCGAAACCTGTACATGATTGGAGTTCACACGCTTGCGATGCCATGAGGTATCTAGCTGTTGGACTACAAGAAATAAATGATAGACAAATTGCTCCACAAAGTGTAGCAGATAATGAATACAGGATTTTATAATTATGGGATTTTTAAAACCAAAAATGCCGGCATTGCCACCACCTCCTCCTCCACCAGAGCCGCCTAGCACAGAATTATCCCCGGAGGAAAAAGAAAGAATTAAAAAAGAACAAGATGAGATTAGAAGAAGAAGAAAAGGTAGAAAAGATACTATCCTTACTGGTCCTCTTGGTATTCAAGAAACAGAGGAAGAAGCATTAGAAACTTTATTAGGTAAATAATATGATTTTAAATACTTTAAAAAAAATTTTTAAAAAAAAACCAACAGAAAAGAAAATTAAAAAGAAAGTAAAAGAAGAAGATGTTTTAGTTTTATCTGAAGATGCAACCTATGAAAATGAAGTTGTAAAACAAGAAGGTACAAAAGAAACTGTACAAGAAACTAAATCATCAACAACATTTGGAGTTTAACTATGCCGGGTCATACAGCAGCACATGAAAGAGCATCTAATAGAAAAACAACAACAGGTAGTTACAGTAGAAGTCGTAATCAAGGTGGTGTAAAAACAACTGTTACATCAAACAATAATAGAACTAGAATACAAAATGATAAACAAAAACAATTTGAAACAACATATCAAGCTAATGAATTTTCAGGCACAGGCAAAACTGTAGATACTTCTAAATATAGAGATTTAAGATTAAATAGATTTTATCAAGGTGGAGAAGTAAAAACACCCATAGTAAGTTTAAAACCATTTGAAAAACTTTTAAAAAAAGGTTCAGTTAAAACAAGAAAATTTTTTGCTGATCCTGAGAACACTAATCTACTTGGTACAAATAAAAAAATATCTGTACTTGATGCAGGTAAGTTTAAATACAAAGGTAAAGTTTTAACAAGATCAGAATTTGAATCTATGAGTGCTGCACAACAAGAAGCTACTTATAAAACTTATTTAAGTGAAAGACAATCTGGTATGATAGATGCTTATGGTAATCCGGGTTCAGCAACAAGAGGTGGAAGAGATGATGCTCCACCTATATTACAAAAGAAAGTTGTTGGTGGACAAACATTAATTACAGAAGCACCAACTGCCACAGAAATAGCTGAAGAAAAAGAATCTGAAAAATATGATGCAAGAAAAACTAAGAAGAGAGGAAGAAGAAGAACAATTTTTCAACAAGGTACATCAAAAGATTTCACATTAAGTAAACCAATATTACTAGGCGTATAATGGCAAAAACTGATTTAACTAAAACTATCATGGCGAGATTTGATCGCCTTAAAACTGGTCGTCAAAACTGGGAAACACATTGGCAAGAAGTTGCAGATTACATGCAACCTAGAAAAGCTGATGTTACTAAAACTAGATCACGAGGCGATAAAAGAACAGAACAAATTTTTGATTCCTCTCCAATACAAGCTGTAGAATTGTTAGCTGCATCTCTTCATGGAATGTTGACTAACCCTTCTACTCCTTGGTTTTCATTAAGATATAAGGATGAAGGATTAGATTCAGATGATGAAGCTAAACTTTGGTTAGAAGGTGTAACAGATACTATGTACACTGCTTTCAATAGATCAAACTTTCAACAAGAAATATTTGAATTGTATCACGATCTAATAACATTTGGTACTGCTGCAATGTTTATTGAAGAAGATCAAAGTGATCTTTTAAAATTTTCAACAAGACACATAAACGAAATCTATATTACTGAAAATGACAAAGGTAGAATAGATACAGTATATAGAAGATTTAAAATTACACTTAGAGCTGCTGCTCAACAGTTTGGAACTAATTTATCAGAAGAAGCTAAAACAAAAGTTGAAAAAGACCCATTTGATGAAATAGATATTTTACATGCAGTATATCCAAGAGTAGAGTTTAATCCTACAAAAAAAGATAAAGAGAACATGGAGTTTGAATCTGTTTATCTTGAATACAAAAATGGTAATGAACTATCAGTAGGTGGCTTTGTTGAGTTTCCTTTTGTTGTACCAAGATATTTAAAAGCATCTCATGAAATCTATGGTCGATCACCAGCAATGACAGCTTTACCAGATGTCAAGATGTTAAATGAAATGTCAAAGACAACTATCAAAGCTGCACAGAAACAAGTAGACCCGCCTTTATTAGTTCCTGATGATGGTTTCTTATTACCAGTTAGAACTGTACCGGGAGGACTAAACTTTTATAGATCAGGCACAAGAGATAGAATTGAACCATTAAACATTGGTGCAAACAATCCATTAGGTTTGAATATGGAAGAGCAAAGAAGAACTGCAATTAGAAATGTATTCTATGTAGATCAACTATTGCTACAACAAGGACCACAGATGACAGCAACTGAAGTCATACAAAGAAACGAAGAGAAGATGAGATTACTTGGTCCAGTATTAGGTAGACTACAATCAGAATTATTAAAACCAATGATTGATAGATGCTTTGCAATACTACTTAGAAACAATCAATTTGCTCAAGCACCTGAGTTTTTATCTGGTCAAGATATAGAAATAGAATATGTATCACCATTAGCAAAAGCACAAAAAGGTACAGAGCTTTCATCAATTACTAGAGCAATAGAAATATTAGGATCACTTGCTAATGTAGC